ACAACCTGGTCGGCCAGGCCTTCATGCCAGCCTATACGCCGGACCCGAACGTCCTGCCGAACATCCGCGCCGAGATCAACGAGTGCATCGGCGCGATATCGGAGGCGTTTTTCGAGGACTTGTTTCTGCTGATCAGCCAGTCCGAGGGCACCATGACCGCCTACGAGGTGTCGCAGCGCAAGGAAGAGAAAATGCTGATGCTCGGCCCGGTGGTCGAACGCAACAACGACGAACTCTTTGACCCGCTGATGGACATGGTTTTTTCTGTGATGCTCGGGCAGTCGCAACCCATCTGGATGGGCCTGTTGCCCGGTACTCCGCTGATCCCGCCGCCGCCCGAAGAACTGACCGGGGTGCCGCTGACCGTCGAGTACGTCAGCATCTTGGCCCAGGCACAGAAGGCCGTGGCCGTCGGCAGCATCGAGCGGGCGCTGCAGTTCACCACCATGCTGGTGCAGTCCGGCCAACCAGACGCCTTCGATAAGATCGATACCGACCAGGCGCAAGAAGCCTACTACACCGCTGTCGGTGCACCGCCGACCATGATCCGCGACGCCGAGCAGGTGGGCGCCATTCGCCAGGCCAGGGCGCAAGCGCAGGCCCAACAGCAGCAGATGGAGCAAGGCATGGCCATGGCACAAGGGGCCAAGACATTGGCAGAAACGCCGACTGACGGTGATACTGCCCTCAGCGCCTTGGTCGGCGCACTTTAGCCAAAGGTGTCTATATTTTGACCAAACAGGCAGAGGCCGCTAAATTGGCGGCCATTGAACGACGCGAAGGCTGGCGCACGATGATGAGCACGCCAGCGGCTCGCCGGGTGATGTGGGAGCGGTTCGAGGTGATGGGCATTTATCAGGTGTCGCCAACTGTCGAGCCTGCCGGGCTGGCCTTCAACGAAGGTCGCCGCTCGCTGGCACTGCAGGTGATGAACGATCTGCTGGTCGAATGCCCTGAACTGTACGACCGCATGGTGGTGGAAAACCGGGCAAGGCTTGCACAAGAACGGGCCGAGTCCGAACTGGAGAACGAAAACGATGAATGACAAATCGATCGAGCAAGAGATTCAAGCCAAGGGCTTGACAGCGCCGCGTGTGACGCCTGCCAGCCTGGAGGCGAATATCGACAGCGAGCACTATTTCACAGCGGCCAATGGTGTTGCTGCTGCTGGGGGCGTGGTCTATTCGGATGATGACGCTCTGCGACTGCTGACCTTCTGCGTGCTGGTGCTGAAAAACGGCTTTACCGTAACAGGTGAATCTGCCTGCGCCAGCCCGGAGAACTTCGACGCCGAACTGGGCCGCAAGATCGCCCGCCAGAACGCGGTAGCGAAGGTTTGGCCGCTGATGGGCTACGAGCTGCGCAGCAAGTTGGCCGGGGGTGACGCATGAGCCACTTCATCCATAGCGTGCTCGGCCATTACCTGCAGGACGAAGCCGCGGCCGATGGCGGCGAAGGTGGCGGCGCTGCACCAGCCGCCCCGGCGCCAGCCCCTGTTGCTGAGCCTGCCGCTGCACCAGCGGCCCAGGCAGTACCTGCAGCCGACGCGGGCAGCCTGTTGGGTGACCTGGCCAATCCCGAGGGGGAGGCCACCAAGCCCGCCGAAGGCGAAGACCCCGCCGCCAAACCTGCCGACGTGCCCGAGGCCTACCAGTTCAAGCTGCCCGACGGCGTAGAGCTGGACGAAGCCGTGATGCCGCAGGTGCAGGATCTGTTCAAGGAACTGGGCTTGCCGCAGGACAAGGCCCAGCAGGTTCTGGAAAAGCTGCTGGCCATCGACCAGGCCCGCCAGCCAACACCCGAGCAGATCGAACAAGCGCAGGTCGAGGCCATCAACGGCTTGAACAAATCCTGGGCCGACGAATGCGCCAAGCTGCCGGATATCGGCGGCGAGAACTTCCAGAAGTCGCTGGAGATCACCAGCAAGGTCATGGTCAAATTCGCCACGCCGGAGTTCCGGCAGATGCTCAACCAGTCAGCGCTCGGCTCCAACCCCGAGTTCTTCAAATTCATGCACTCTATTGGCTCGGCAATGTCGCAGGACACGCTGGAGCACGGCGGTAACGCGAGTAAAGGCCCTCGCAGTATCGAAGAGCGACTCTGGCCTACATCCAATTAAGGGGAAACACCTATGACCACGCTAACCGGGACAGTGACGCTGCTGGATGTTGCCAAAACCTTGGACCCTGACGGCAGGACCGCGGCCATCGCCGAGTTGCTGAGCCAGGACAACGAGATGCTGATGGACATGCCGTGGTTTGAGGGCAACCTGCCGACCGGCCACCGCACCACCGTGCGCACCGGCCTGCCGGAAGTGATCTTCCGCAAGCTCAACAGCGGCGTGCCGCCGAGCAAGGCGACCACCGCCCAGCTTGACGAAGCCTGTGGCATTCTCGAAGGCCGCTCCGAGATCGACTGCGCCCTGGCCGATCTCAACGGTAATACCACCAATTACCGGCTGACTCAGTCGACCTCGTTCCTCGAGGCGATGAACCAGAAGATGCAGCAGCAGGTCATTTACGGCGACCGCCTCACTCCAGAGGCGTTCGTTGGCCTGGCGCCGCGCTTCGACGACGTGCCGACCACTGCAGGCGGTGCGGAAAACAAGGTCAACGTGATCGACGCTGGTGGTACAGGCACCGATAACACCTCGGTCTGGCTGGTCGGCTGGGGACCGCGCAGCATCCACGGCATCTTCCCGAAAGGCTCGATGGCCGGCCTGAACCACGAAGACCTCGGCAAGATCGATGCCTTCGACAGCAACAACAACCGCTTCCGCGCCTACGGCGATCGCTTCGAGTGGAAGTGCGGCATTGCTGTTCCGGACTGGCGTTATGTGGTGCGCATCGCCAACATCGATGTGAGCGACCTGACCAAGAACGCCAGCGCCGGTGCTGACCTGATCGACCTGATGACCCAGGCCCAGGAAATGATCCACACCCTGACCGGGGTCAAGCCGGCGTATTACGGCAACCGCACCATCCGCAGCTTCCTGCGCCGCCAGACCGTCAACAAGGTGGCCGCTTCGACCCTGATGTATGACGAAGTCGACGGCAAGCCTGCGCTGATGTTCGGCGAAGTTCCGGTGCGTCGTGTCGACGCCATTCTCAACTCCGAGGCGCGCGTGGTCTAAGACCACGCAGCACCCTTTCAGGACTACAGGAGATCCAACTATGTACGTCGACAAGCATGCCGAGTTTTCCGATGCCCAGGCGGTCACCGCCACGGCTATTTCCACCAACGTCATGGACCTGATCAGCAACAGTTCCGGCCTCAACCCGCTGCGCGATATCGGCACCGGCCAGGACGTGTACCTGGTCGTTTCGACTCAGACCGCGGCCACCGACACCAGCAGCGATGCCACCCTTACCGTGAGCCTGGAGTCGGACAGCACTGTCGACCTGGCCACTTCCGCGACCGTGCACTTCACCACTGGCGCGCTGGCCTTCGCGGCCTTCTCGCCGGCTGGTACTGTGCTGGCCGCCGTGAAGCTGCCGATGGGCAGTTACGAGCGCTACCTGGGTGTGCGCTACACCGTGGCGAGCGGCCCGCTGACTGCTGGCGCCTTCGATGCATTCCTCACCACCGACGTGCAGGCGTTCCGCGCCTATGCTCGCAACTACGTGGTCTAAGGGGGCTAAATGACCAAGCGCTATGAGGTGACCCACGTCCCGCACTACATCAGCGGTAAGCTGGTGTCGCCGGGTCAGGGCGCTGATTCCATCGTCACGCTGCCGGCCGGGGTTCGCCCTGGCCGCTGGCTCAAGGAGGTTGACGCTGTCGTGGTTGTTGGCGGCGTCGATCAGTTCGCGGCGAAACACAATGGGCCCGGCGTTGGCGCCGGTAACTGGGCAGTAGAGCGCATCGCGGACGGCAGCCGTGTTAGCGTTGTTTTCAAGAAGATTGACGGTGATGCCAAGGCGAAAGCCGAAGCCGAAGCCGATCGCCTGAATGCTGGCGGCGAGATTGTTCTGGTAGTCACGGATGGCGCACCTTCCTCGGGCCAGGATGACCTCGCAGCCAGCTCCAGCCACGCGACCGACAGCGCCTTGCCGGACGCATAAGTACACCTCGCCACCATTTGCCCCCTGTTTGGGGGCTTTTTTTCGCCTGCAATTTGGCGATCTGCTGTAATACGGCGATAGTGCTGACAGATCAGAACTTGACCAGGACAGGAGACACGCATGGCCAGCAAGATCGATGTTTACAACATGGCGCTCGGGCACATCGGGGTCAGCTCAACGGTGGCGGACGAACTGGAACGCAGCCCGGAACGGGTAATCTGCTCGCGCTACTGGGACACCTGCCGCGATGCGCTGTTCTCCTACAAGGATATGGAATGGAAGTT